TCCTTGTACCACCCCACCCAATCCAACTTTGCCTGCTACGTTTACCGCTGTATTTACGGTTTGAGTCGTAAGGGCGTTCGCTGCGTTTTGAAAACCAGTGGCGATACTGCTTGCTCCGAAATAACTGGTTACCATGCTTGTTAAAACCGAAAGAGGGGAGTTCCCTTCAACAACCCCTTGTATTCCTGCGCCTGCGCCTGCACCCACTCCTGCTCCTACTGGCCCAGCAATAATAGAACCCGCTATTGCTCCGACCACAGCTCCAGTAAATGATTTAAAAAAACTTGGGGATTTTGTTTGTTGCTGTCGAGCAGTTTCTCTTACACCGTAATCGTAAGCTTCAAGTGCATAAGTTGGATTAAAGTCCTCGGTTATTTCACCTGTTTCTAAATAGGTAGCCAGTGCTGCTTGTGAACCATAATCAGAACCAATTGAATTTACCGACTCAGGTCTATCGCCAGTATTCCATGTTTTCATGGCTTCCCAAATAGACTTATTGCCGCCCATTTTATTGCCGCCTTCAAAACCAGACGACTCGTACTGTCCCCATTCACTCCATAAATTGTTCAACGTGCCAAAAACATTACTTTCTCTTACTCCTGCATTTGCAACACCTGCGCCTGAGACTGAGTAAGGAAGAGTTTTGGCATTGAATTGATTGGGTTTGATGAATTGAACCCCTGCTTGCGCCCATGAAGAGGGTTCAAACAAAGGAATGTCTGCAAAACCTGCGGCTCTTAACGAGTTCTTTGCCGCTTTTAATTCATCAGAATCTGCTACATAATCTTTGTGATACATGAGATTAGTAGATAAACCGTCATAATCTGGGTTGTACTCGAATTCTTCTCCTAAGTAATTTGCTCTTTTTACATTGTAATTGTAATTAGACAAAGCACTGTAATCAGTATCGTCTAATTGGGATTTAATTGCCGACCCTGCATCGTAACCTTCTTGTATCTCTGGGGTTAGGAATCCTCCAGAAAGAACAGAGTCGAAATTACTTTTTCCTCCTAATCCCCCTAAATAACCAAAACTTCTTGCGTCTAACATTTAAACTTGCCCACCAGAAAGCTCTGCTGCAAGCAATCGAAGGATTTCATCAAAGCTTTTGTCTAATTCTTTAGCGGCTTTTGCAAATTTCCTAGGACTTATTTCGTCACTAGATATTTTCCTTCTTTCAAGAAAACTTTTTGCTGCTCGTATCTCTGCCGCTGCAACCTTTTTAACTGCTGTTTTTGCCATCTCACCATGCTTTGCACGACCAATATCGTGCTTTTGTTTTCGGGCCTGCGTTTTCGCAGTTATGCCTTGCTCTAAAACTTTTCCTACGCCCTGCTTGAGCTTTCTTGATTTTCATATTAGGGTCGCCAAAGGTCACTCTTTTTACGCTATCTCCATCCATGACGTAAACCACAGATTTCTTTTTCCCATAACTGGTCTCACCCTTGGAGATCCTTCTTGGGTTATTGAGCTTAACCTTTTTTCCCTTGTACTCGGCCATTATTTCTTATGCACCGCCTGAACAGAGAAAGATGCTTTTTTAACTGCGTTCTTGTGCGGCTTGTAATCCCCTTTCATCAGCTTATAACTCTTGCCTGACTTCATCCAATGGAATCCTTTTGGCGCATCAACTGATTTATTCGTCATGCTTTTTTCACCTGCTTCTTTTTCTTTTTCTTGAATCCTGCTTGCATGTTCTTGTATGCGCTAGGAGAGATAGTGGATTTGGCTTTGGAACGGCTTTTGCCTAATTTCTTTCTTTTGTTTATGTTCTCATACAAACTCATTGCTTCTTCCTTTTATTTTTTGAGGCTTGTATTGCTTTGCCTTGTCGCTCTGCATCTGACTTACTTTTGTAAACCTTTCCTGACTTACCCCAACGGTAGCCACCTTTTACTTTGACAACTGGCAAGTTACCTGCCCATCATTCTAGGAGAACTGTGGCTTAAAATCTCATCCATAACAGAGCCGATGTCTCCACCTTTTACTTTGATGACTTTGATTTTAGAATCGCCGTGGTCTTCCATCTCTTCGCCTTCTTCGTACTCTTCACCTTCTTCTTCATCCATCATCCCGTATTCGGCTTGATGACAAAGCAACATGAAGTTTACAACTTGCTCTTCTGTCATAACAAGCCCATCTGCATCAGCAGAAAAACCCATCTTCTCTTCAAACAAAGCCATGAGGTCTTCTATGTTTTCTACGTTTACTTCAGCCATTGTAAGTTCCTAAGTTTAAGTTGGTTAATGCACTTGTTTCCCCAGTCATTCTTCTTTTGATATCGGCTATCTTTTGTAGAAGATAGTTTGCCGCAGGTTGATCAGGGTGTTGCCTTTGCGGAGGCATAGGTTGCGGTTGCCTTGGCATAGGTTGCTGCGGCATAGGTTGACCTGTGCCAGAAAAAGCTTGAGGATTAATAGGAGGTAAATACATTATCTTGTGTAGTTCTCTCTCATATCCATTTCAACAGGAGAGGCTTCAATTGCTGGATCAACATTTCCTGACAGCTCATTCAAAAGTTTATTTTGAAGGTCAAGTGCCATTTCTCTCTCTTCATCAATACTTCCTATTGACTCCACTGGGGGCATAAAATCTGCGATGCTAATTGCAATGTCAAAAGGAATCCCAAAGCTCATCAATCTTTCCAGTCTTTCAATAGTTGGCCCTTCTGCTCGAAGGCTATCATCCATTGGGTCGCCGTCACCTGTATACTCGGGCAACGCACCAAGGTTCATTTCTTCGTTAGAAACAGCAGAACCACTTCTCATTCTTAGCATTTTTTCAGCGTTAGCGTCTGAACCATAAAGCTTTCGGTAGTTTTCAAGTTCTTCAGGGGGAACTGCTGCACCACTTCTCATTCTTAACATTTCTTCATCAGAAACAGCAGAACCAGTTCTCTCCCTTAAGATTTTTTCAACAGTTGACCTATCCAGCTTTCGGTAGTTTTCAAGTTCTGCTGGAGGAACTGCTGCACCACTTCTAGCTCTTAACATTTCTTCATAATTTTTCATTGTCTTTTATAATCTCCATCTGTAATTCAGTTTGATTCTTTTGTTGATCCATTTGGAGCTTGGCTTGGTTCTGCTGTTGATCCATTTGAAGTTTAACTTGGTTCTTCTCTCTCTCCATTTGCAACTCAGCCTGCAACTTGGTGACCTTGGCCTGCAATTCTGCGTTGGCTTTGGCAGCATCAATCTGCATGTCTTGTTGCGCTTCAGCCTGTTTTAACTGAATACTTGATTGGGCTTTTGCTTGATCAGCAGCAATTTGAGCCTGAGTCCTTGCTTTTAACGCTTCAGCCTCTAACTGTGCAAGCTGTTGAGCATATTGTAAAGGATTTTCTTGTCCTTGCTGCCCCTGTTGTGGATTAATGGCTGCAATTGGTTTCATCTGAGGTGCTTGTTGCACAACCATTGCTGCTCGTTGGCTAATTAGCATGTCAAGTTCAGGGTCAATATCTTCAAATCTAAACTTCGGATCTCTTAAATCAGGCAAGTTAGGCAGCTCCATGTTGATCCCTGCTTGCATCCTAGTTCGGTACAACAATGCAATATGCTCGGCAATATGAGCCAAGAAAACTGGCATCACCACCTTGCTCATTTCTGGATTGCCGCCCAATGATGGATCTTGTAAGAACTGTACATGAACTGCAATGTGAGATTCATGGTCTTGCTCTGGAAAAGCTTTGATGGGCTTACTGTACAAAACCGCCATGTTCTCGTCGATTGGGTCTAGCCGAGCTGCTTCTTCTGGAGCTTTTAATATCTCATCAATGTTTGGAATTCGCACCGCTTCATACATACGTTTATAAGCTTCGTACATATCGTGCAATTCTGGAGCAGAACGAGCCATCTCCAAAACTGCTTGAGCTTGAGCAATTCTTTGAGTGGCACTAAATATGTTTGGGTCAGAAACAGGAATGACATCAACACGGTCATCAAAATCTCTTGCGTAAATAGTTTCAGACCCACTGCTTGTTGCAAACACAAATTCTTCTGGAAGATTCTCTGCATTAAGCTTCGCTAAAAGCTTGAACTCTATGCCTTGTGAGTTGTGCAGCCTTTTGTGAATGGCACTGAATGCCTTGCTTCCTTGCTCGATTAAAGCAACCGTCGTCCCAACTGGAGCATTCGGGTTTGCGTCACCTACGTTTAAATCAGCGGTGGATGCAAATCTTTGTCCTGCATCGACAATCATTCCAAGTAAATTGAAAAGCGCAGCACTTGGTTCCTTGAACGGCAAAGGCATAATCGCTTTGTTTACATCGTCAACGGTAGCGTCTAGGTCGATGAACTCGCCCGGACTTATGTCCATATCTCCGCCAGACACTCGGCCTTTCAGCTTGAACCCGCCTTGCATGTTTGCAAAAGCTGCCGAATCCAGTAACGCTCTTAATGCTCCTGTTGCCGCTTTGCCCAAACCACCAATCATGTGGTAAAGACCAAACCCGTAAAAGCCTACGCTTGGCAAGAACCGATAGGATACAAACCAGTTTCTACGTTTTTTCCTCTCGTCTTCTTCATCCCAGTTGCGCCTAATAGACACAATCTTTTGGGTTGCCATCTCAATAGTGACCACATAAGGGAAAGCAACGACATCATCGTCATCTTCTCCCATTCCATCTATGCCATCAAAAGTCTCGTAAACGTGCATCTCAAGCAAGGTCAACACGTCATCATCATTGTTGTATTCGTCAACACCCTCAATCTCTTGAGTCGCTGTGCCTGATGGATCTGTTGTCTCAGAGTAACTAGAAACAGGAAGATAATAACCTGCCTCAACATATCGGTTGTAATCATTTCTTGGCGTTCGGATAACGTGCGTGTATCTCAACGATGTCTGCAAGTCTTTGCTTTCAGGAGCTACACAGAAATCCTCAGCTTTAACAAACATAGAGACTTGTCTATCTAAGTTAGCGTCCCAATAAACCTTTTTAAATGCGTGGCCTACCAACGGAAGTTGGAATAGCATCTGATCTAAATCAGTAAAATACTCAGGCATCTCCTGAGTAAGTTGGTAATTCATGTACTCTCTAACCCGACGAGCTTGGTCTTCTACTTCTTCTGAAGCATCTCCAAGGACAATTGTCTTGACTGGCCCACCGCTAGGGTAAAGCTCAGTAACAGCACGGGCATTAAACTGGGTGGCAGCTTCTGCAATCAAAGGATGAACTACTGTAGATAATCCTCTTGTTGCTCTTGCATCTTCTGATTCTTCAAGGCCACCATCAGGGTCAAGAGTTTTTAGTCCTTGCTCATAACGACGCTTCCATTCATCCCTTGCTGACTCATCCGTTTCATACTGATTGACAAGGTTGCTGGCTTTACGCATCAGCTCTTTCTCATCAATAGTCTCAGCTAAGTTGTCGTCAAAATCTGATTCGTCTTGTGGGATTTGGTCGAGTTCTGGATCGCCAATCAGAACCTCATCTTCTCCAAATGGTTCCACTTGAAGTCCGTCAACAGGTCTCCCGTCAGCGAAAGGAACGATATTTTCATTAACTTCAGCCATACAATGCTACCTTTTGTTTCGGTTCTCTGTCTTCATCTTCATAGTCTTCACTGTGCGATATGAACCAACCCTTGCGTAATCTTAACCAAGCTTGGGTGCATGTGTCCACAATATCATCGTTTTCGCCTGTAGGGAAAGCAGCACAGATAGAAATCAAGTCTGCTGCCCAACGCTTCTCAGAAGGATACCAAATGCGGCCATCCTCCAACAAAGCACTAGAAGCATGAGCGCGAGCTTCTTTGTCCCTATCAGGAGAATACTCTAAAACTGGAATGCCTGCCATACGTAAGTCTTGCAACAATGATTGACCACTGGCTTTCTTCTCTATCAGCACTGCATCAGGCTCGTATTCGTCATAAGACTCTTGGGCTAAACGTCTAAGGTCTGGGTAACTTACTCTGTCGTACCACATTTCTAATACAATAGCGTTAACCTGCCCTTCTTTGCGGAACACTCCCCAAGTGGTTCTGGCAGAATAGCTGCTCTTTTCTTTAGTCGAGAATGCTGTGTCATAACTTTGAAGGATGTATTCAATCTCAGGAAGAACAGGAGATTCCCAAGGTCGCCACCATTTACTTCTCAGTATTGTGCCGCCTTTTGGAGCAGGTCTTTGTTGCAATTGCCCTGCCGCTGCATAACTTCCAAGGCTGGTTTCAAGCTGCGTCAATGTCTTCTCGTCAATCCGAGTAGGCCACAACAGCTCACCCTCTGTAGTTCTTGGGTCAACAAAACCTAGAGAAGAGATGCTTTCTGTTGGGTGATTAGGCTCATACCGAGCAGGCAAACACAGATGATCCCATCCCATATCATTGGCTAATATGTGTCCTGTTAAATCTTTCTCATGTACTCGCTGCATGATAATGATGAAAGCTCCAGTCTTAGGGTCAT